TTGGGGGTTCGAATCCCTCCGGGCGCACAAAGGAAAACCCCAGTGAGCAGCGCGTGTCGACTGGGGTTTTACCGTGTTTCCATAGCCTTATATCGCATCCTCTACCGTTGCAGATCGTTGCAGGTCATTGAACCTCGTGGGCAACATGGAGGTAACAACGAAGCACCAAAGAGGTAACAAACTATCTCCCTTACAACACCCGGAACCGCGCCCGCCGCTGCTTAGCATCTTGCTGGGCCTTTTCCTCGTTCACCGTGGCGATCCTCTGCCGCTCCCTTGCTAAGTGAGCTTCCATAGCGCCAGGAATAGCATCCAAACCCTCTTCCCACAGGTGCCCATAAATATCAAGCGTCATCGCTGCTGACGCATGCCCTAACATCCGCTGCACCGTCTTTACATCCGACCCTGCAGCAATCGCCAATGATGCCGCAGTATGCCGCAGCTCATACGTGTCGATACCATCAATGCCTGTCCAAATCTGCAAATTCTTCCAAACCACCCGCCACCTGGCAGTCGTCCACACCATCCCCCGCTCATCCGGCACCAACCAAGCATCATCTGGCCGCCCCTCCCCAGCAGCCGTCAAATCTGCCAGCAACTCCCCGCCAATAGGCACCTCCCGATGCCGACCCGTTTTTGTAGGCCCCACCCTGCCGAGATCATCCACCGCCCGTCGAACCATAAGTCGGCCCCGCACTGAATCTAAATCTTTCACCTTTAGCGCTTTCGCCTCCCCTGGCCGTAACCCCGTCATCAGTAGCACCCGCAACAACAACCGTGACTCCACTGTCGGCGCAGCCCCCAACAACGCATCTACCTCATCAACTCGTAAATACCGGCGCTCGCTCTTTCCCTGCGGTGGTAAATCACCTGCCCGCATGGGATTCGCGTGCACAATCTTCAACTCCACAGCCAAGTCCAACATCGAATGAATTAACAATCCAGCTTTCCGCTGCGCAGACGCGCTCACCGGCCGCGGCGCCCCACCATCAGGCACCCCCTTCATCGTTGTCATCGTCGGCAACCACGACACCACCTCCGCCCGCGTAATCTGCCGAACCAACCGACTCCCCCACTGAGGCGCCACCCGTGCCCGCCATGTACTGACATAGTCGCGCCGGGTTTTCTCACTAACCGTTGCCTTGCTAGCGATCCAAGGCTCCCACAAATCCCGCAGCGTAATAGACGCTTTATCTTTAGTAATCCAGTTACCTTCCGCCTGGCCAGTCTCTACCCGTGCGATATAAAGCTCCGCTGCATCACGACTAGCAAACGACTTGGTCACCCGTTTACCATTCTCCGTCCAGCGTGCTTGCCACCGCTTCCCCGCCCCCCAACGGCTAGTACGGATTCGCCGACCCCCTTGCGGGTTTGGCTTGGTCCATAAATCCTTGACATGTGCCATGATATACTCCTTAAAGAACCCATCTACATGGGTTTTGTTTCCTCAAACCCCCGCTCCAGTTCTTGGCAGACATGAGCGGGGGTCAAAAATATTTCCAATGCGCTTACCGTTACCGCAGTTGCTGGCTGACGGCAAGGTTATAGCCGATAGTTGCTAGGGTGTTCCAAATACCGGCCAGAAGCATGACCGCAAGTGACCCGCCCGTCATCGTCAGGCCGGTAGCAAGGTCATCTACCCCGTTGCCGACGAAGATCGCTAGAAGCCCAAGGATGAACACTACAAGCCCGAGGTTGGCGATTAGAATAGCGATGGTCTGGTGCCGCTCAAACGGCTTTGTTGCGGTGGGCCCCGCCTCAACCGGCATCGGCTGTGGAACATATCCCTGAGGCTGTGGTTGATACTGCGGAAACGCCTGCTGTTGTGGAGGGGAAGGGGGTTGTTGCGGTAGCTGTTCCCCCTGCTGCGGTTGTTGTGGCTCCTGCGGGGCTTGTGGTGCTGGTGCCTGATGCGTCATTGTGTTTTCCTTTCTTCTGTTTTACTGGACTAGCAGGGCTTCTACCCTGGCATTATCAGAGTTTGTCGGGACAACCGTGCACACCCATTCCGCACGGACTGTCGCCCCATAACCGTTTTGAGAATCAACATGCCCCCGCAGCGTCCATTTAGTGTGGGCGTCGTTTTGCAAAGCAGTGAAATCAAAAAGACTTTCAAACTTCGCAGTAGACGGCGACTTGAGCTGCGCTTCAACCTGTTTATGGCAAGCGTTCCGCGCGGCGGCTTTGGTCCACCCATTGATCTGATCGGCATCATAACTAGACGAACCGCTGCCAGAGCCGCCATATGACGAATAATCACTAGTGGAAGAAGTAGTCGCAGGCGTTGAACTGCCTGAAGAGGTATCACCAAAGCATGATGACAACCACCATAAGATGAGAATGATGCCTATGCCGAGCCCGATAAGAGCGCAACCTGCTTCCTCGTCTGATGTTGCCGATGCTCTCGCAGTAGGCGGATTGGAAGGCATTGGCGTGGCGCGGCTTGCCATGATTTCCCGCTCATTTGTTTTAGCACGCCTGGCTGCTTCTTTGCGCCGTTCCGCTTCGGTAAATGTTGCTGATTGGACATGCGCGAACTTTGGGGATCGCTGATTAACATACCCCTGGGTAGCGGCGCTCTGCGCTTGGGTGATACCAGACGAGCTTCCCGACCCCTTAAACCGCCCCGGTAACTGGTACGACCATGGGTCCCGTTCTTTCCTCACCAGCTCAGGCAACGGGTTGACTACGGGATCGTGTATCTGGGAGTAGCTTGCGCTCGCGGCAGGGGTGACATCTAAGGTGACCTGTATACCGTTAGCTCGAATCCATATCAGCGCATAGCACACAGCCACAAGGCTTTTATCGTTGAAATGGTCAACAAAAGGCATAAGCTTGTTGCTGGAAACCTCAGTGAGCTCGCCAAGACGGTGGCCATTGAGACATACTTCGATCACCGGGGCTTTCGTCCCCCGCATAACTTTATGAAGCGTGGCGAGAAAGCACGTGTCTCCAGCTGATAAGACATTCTTGTTCGCCTCGAAATACTCCTGGGTCTTCGTGACCTTGATACTCTTGCCCCGAGGGATGAGCGCCCAATCCAAGGTTGGGGGATTATTAAACGGGGCGATAGCCCCAGGTGGCAGTACCCCCACTTTTAGTTTGTAATATGGGGCGTCACCTGGTCCGAAATCAGGCCTATCCGTATTCGACCACAGTCGTGCCCGAACTCCAACATCAAACCCGCTCGCAGCCAACCGCGCTACCTCGGGAAAATACTTCGCAGTGTCTTCATCCGGCAGATACCCCAGCACCTGATCGTTGTATCGCACGGAGATCGCATGCCCACTATTGGAATGCGGATTATCCGGCTCCAACACTAGTGTTGCATCGAAATATCGGGCGCCCTCGGCATCAGCTCGCACCTGCCTGATAACCGTATTAACTTCCGCCGCATGGTATCGCATCCCCACCACATTTTGGCCACACCAGGTTTCCGCAGGCTTCGCATCATAGATACCAACCATGGCTCCATTCCCTTTTTCTTCATCTTATGTAAACCGCAGTTAAGATTTATCTTATGATTCACCTAGGTGCTTGTATATAGTTTTGATGGAATGACGTTTGCAATACCCTCTTTCGGGTTTATCAGGCATCCATAAGGAATCTCGCATATGTGCCTGACCGGTACATTTCCTGCCACGCCTCAACCATAAAAACCGTCACCCCCAGCTCATGAGCAACCCCGCTTAACGACGGGTGGACACGCTCGGCCGCTGCATACTCCTCAATCGTGATTAACTGTTTTGCCGCCCACCGATTAGCCGCTAACTCCTGCTTCGCCCGCCACCACCCCACAGCAGCCGAATCATGCCCCAACGCCGCATGCCCCACCTCATGCGCCAATGTGCACAAATGCGCCACCGGATGCAGCCCCCGCCGAATGCTGATCGCGCGCCGGGGCGTGTTCCATAGTCCTTTCTTGCCACCGACATGCGTACATAGCGTGACCCCTAGGGATATTGCTAGGTCTTCCAAATTGTCGATCGTTAACATTTCATTCTCCTAGAGATATGAAAAAATTAAGGATAATCATAAGGAGAATGAAACAAAAATATCAAATTAGCTTACGGGCCATCATGGTAATCGTCATCACCCGGCATCGGCTCATCCGGCGAATCATCCGCCGCCGCCATCTCTTCATACTGCCAACCATCATCAGGAGACGGGGTGTTGCTTTGTATTGTCTTATCGAGCTCAGCCGTGTTCCCGATGTGAGGTGATATTTCTTTCTCTCCACGGAAAATTCGGACCGATTCTGGATCTATGCGTTTATCAATCTCTTTGAGAAGCTGCTTGTTCGTAGCTAGGCCCAGAGCTGTTTCTATACCCGTCCCATCCAAGTCGAGTGGGGTGATGTGTCCGGTTTTCACCAGCGCATCCCCAGCCTTGAGGTTGTAAGCATGCGCGATGGCGATGACATTGTCGGCGGTGAGCCGCCCTTTTGCGAGTTGCCGGAGGACGGTTGTGTGAGCGAGCCCGGCTTTTTGGGCTGCCACGGTAGGGGTGAGCCCATCTTTGATGCTGCGTATCCACTGTTCATGGTTCATAAGTCCATTATGCAAGTGCTATTTGCACGTGTCAAGAAATGGCGATTTGGTTAAATTTCAATAATCACTTGCGAAATGATCTTTTAATGTGCATAATGTACCCATGAAGATCGAAATGAACGGAAGGTGAAGATGAAGTTACGCCTCAAAGCTGGAGTGATTGAGAAAATCATGTCAGACCGACGGTTGGAGACAGATGAACAAACGGCTGCGATTTTGGGCGTTGATTTGCCGGATCTTGAGCTTATGCGGGCGGGGGCACCAATTAGCCGTGCAATGGCTTTGCACATAGCAACTATCCAAGGGACGAACTTTGATCTGTCTCCATGGGTGGAATGGGTAAAACCAGAGCTCAACGCCCCCGCGGCTTAGTCGCGCTGGGGTCGTCGTAAAGCAAGGAAGAAGAGGAAAAACAATGAAGAATTTGGATGTTGTGGTTCGTGTGAAGCGCGAGCCGTCGCTTGCCGAGCTGAGGCCGGCAGCGGAAGCCCTTACAACGCTGATTGATGAGGGTCTGGTCGATGTTTTAATCGTAGGCGGTGGTACGGGGGACACCAGGGTTCCTCATGTGTCGGAGTTCATGCTGCTGGGGTTGTGTACTGCAGATAGTGACCAGCCTGAGGTCGTGCATGGGAATATCACGGTGTTGCAGCGTGCGCTGCGGCAGGAGGTGGAGTCCCGTGCCTAGCCGGAAGATTGATGACCTCCAGGTGACGATCACTAGCGCCGGGGTGGAGTTGGCCCAGGACGGGGTTGGCGTCGTGCAGGTTGATGCGGATTCGATTATGCGACTCATCGACGCTTTGCAGGATGCCTGGTACCGGCATGCTGGGGTGCCGCCGATGACGGACCGGTTCTGCAATATCGGCGATGGTTTGTACGCGACCCGAGACGGCGGAACAGTTCGCTTCTACGACGAAGGCGATTTCCTTTTCCGGGTTCAGCGGTTCCAGTTCCCAGCGATGATGAGCTTGTTCGCCCCGGAAGATCCGAGTGCTGCCCAGGAGGTGGCTGTTGATGCCTAATGAGTTTGTTTTCTCGGGCGAGCTGGATGGGTTGTTCATCGAGCTGGGGCCCACCGGCGCGGATCTTCAGGATAGCGCCGGGGCCCAGATCCATATTGATCTTGAATCGTTTCCCCGGCTGTGCTCGATGCTCCAGCTCACCTACCAGGCCAATGCCGGCCTAGGTGCCTAATCGCCCCCTTATTACGTGTGGCCCCTTCCTCGCCTGGGGAAGGGCTGGGAAGGGGCCACTTAACACATACAGAAGAAAAGGAATTTTAGTAATGATCTCGTTTGTCGGAATGCTGGCTGCGATGGTGTCCATAGCGTTGGCTACGTGCTCCCTGGCGTTAGTTGTTGTCGTCTATCGGCGTACCCGAGGGAGTGCCACCAGCCGCCAAGAACGTCAAGAAACGGCGCAGACGGTACCTGCTGCTGCCGTGCCGGCCACTGTTGTTGCCGGAGGTTGTGCTGTAGACGGCGTGACTGGGCGGCTGCTCATTATCCCATGTTGGTTTAGTCGCCTCGTGGTTCCTCTTGATGTTTGGTCTGCTCGCCTGGTGGCGTCTTGTCTGCGTGCTGTGGGGGAGTGGCTGCTATCAAGCCGGGTGCCTGTTGGTTGTTGGCCCCGCGCAAGGTGGTGCCGGGGTTCGCTGCTCGTGGTGCGTCGATTGGTGCGGCTATGGCCACTGGTTGCCGCTTGGGCGGGTCAGCGTTTGGCGACTTGCCGGGTGGCGGGGAGGGGGCCGCCTGCTTATGACGTGCGCCTCTTGTCGCTGATAGCGGCGGCAATAACCCCCTATAAACCAGAAAACCGGGGGCTAGCGCAATCACGGTTACTAGCCCCCGTCGTAAAGCCTTTGAAAGGAAAGGCACATGAATCATATCACTACCCCTCAGTTGCCGCAATGGTTGACCACCGCCCAAGCCGCCACGCTTTCCGGCTTTTCCCAATGGCAGATCAGGAAATTCTGCCGCCAGGGTGTGCTGCGCGCTACCCAGCCGTCGATGGCCACCACTGCGGGACGCAACGCCCCCTACCGGATCGCTCTAGCCGACTTGACGGCATTCATGGATGCCCATCCGGTGGCCGAACAGGAAGGATACCGCCATGCCGGATTCTACCGCTGACCTACCATCTCGCCTTGCAGACAGCTTGACTGCCACCACGGTGTGGCAGCAGGGGCTGATCGCTAAGCTGCTTGAGCGGGGGAATGCCGAAGCAGAAAGCGGCCTCGACGTCGCATTAATCATCCATGATTTACACGCCCAGGTTGAGACACTGACGGCGGCGAAGGTCGTTGCCGAGCAGCGTGCTGCCGATTTGCATGCGGCGCTGCATGACGCCTGCGATCAACGCGACGCCTACAAAGCTGCCCACGAGTCTCGGGAATGCTGCCAGGATCCGTGGTTGGTGACCGTGCCGGTTACAGAGCCTGCAACCGGCCAGTTCGGTGCAGGCACGGGCGCTGATGCTGACTGCATTGACACCGATGCCGAGCCGGATTCGGGGATGCAGCCGGCGCTGGAATTGCCCATGGACCTTGTGGACAGTATCCGGCAGGCAGCGGTCGCGGCGCTGACCGCGATCGACCAGTGCCGGGGGGCGTTCGAAAATGGCGATGACGGCAAGGCATTCAAAAACATGAAACATGCCGCTGCGCACATGCGCAGGGTCATTGACGGGTTGAAAACCGTTAGCGGCATTGTGAACGGCGGTGAAGGGTAATGCCTGCGACCGTTACCCTTGCGGGGCCAGTAGCCCGCCGAGTATATGAGGGGAGGCGTTTGGTGTCTGTCTGCTTTGATGCGGGCAATCCCGTTGCTATTGCTCTGGGTGACCTGGCTGCCTGCGTGCCAGGGTTCGGGGTGCTACCCGAAATGCGCCTATATGGGCTGCCAGTGATTCATCGCTGCACGTTTGTGCCCATCGCTACCGCATGGGAGTGGGTAGGCATGTATGAACGCCACCGGCAGGAAACACCACGGCAGGGGCTAACCCGGATCCTCCAGTGGGCAGAGCAGCAGGAGGCGCCAGCATGAGCCGCGCATGGTGCCGCTGGTGCGGTGCGGAAATCCGCTGGGCAAAAACCACTAATGACAAAAACATCCCGCTTGACCCCTGCCCGACCCTAGACGGCCGCTGGCGCGTCAGCCTTGGCCGCGCCCACTACGTGTACGGCGTCGCCAGGGAACAAGCCCAGATCGCGGGAGAACGACTGCACGTGGCGCACATGGAAACCTGCACACGCAAAACCCAACCCAACCTAAGGAAAACACGATGAATACTACCGAGATCCGCAGGACGCCCCTGGCCGCATCCGATGACACCATCGGTGCCCTACACATCCGCGAAACGTGGGCGATCGTTGACTGGCCCCACGACCCCATCACCGGGGAACACGAACCCTATGCGGTTGTCTACTCCGTTGACGGCTGGCGGGTCACCGAGGTGCCCATCCCCGCCGCCGCATACAGCATCGCTCACGCCGCGCCGGGGCAAGTACTCGCTGCCGCCTACGGCGTTTTGGAAGACAACCCCCATCTTATTGATACCCTCCGCGCTCTCCAGGAGTCCTAAAATGCTGACTTACCTCGAAGAAGATGCTGTACTCATCTGCCGGTGTCTGCCGAAAGACGTAGCACGGCCAGACGACGAAGAATTCCCTCTATTCCTTATCTATGCGGTGCTTATGCGCGCTAAGGGTACTGCGGCCACGCTATCAGACGTTCATGATGCCTGGGCTGCTTGGCGGGTTGATAGTGCGCCCCTGCACAAGAGCCTGGTGCCGTTCGATGAGCTGGATGCCGCCACCCAAGCGCTGGACCAGCCATACCTGGACGCTATCCATGCCGCCGCCACGATCCGGGAGGTCGAGGCTCATGCCTGACTATTCCCAGCTGCCGGTCAAGTCAAAAGCAGTCCTGTTCACCCGGGAGCTGCATAACGCGATCCGTGCTGTGATTAAAGTGGCCAGTCGGAAGTTTGAGGACTTCGACGTTGTCAAACTGGTGTTCCGGGGTGAGCAGCTGCTTGTGTGCGCAGCTAACCCGCGGCATATGATTCAGGCAGTGGTGTCCACCTATTTCGCTATCGTTGCTGCCGAACACACCGGGGTGGAGATCACGGCTGCATCAGCCAGACTGCTGCTGAAGCTTAAGCCGGATTTCAAGAAAGCCCCCGAGGCGCAGTGCGCGCTGTTTGTCTCGGAGAATGAGCTCACCCTCCAAGACCTGTCCGGCACTTGTGGCGATCTCACCGACGTCACTGCGGCACGGCTGGCACCAACGCTGCCCACCGACGTCGCCGCCGTCATGGACCGGGTGCGCGATGAAGTCAGGCAAGGTGTTGACGCTGACTCGCCAGTAGTCCTTACCGCCGCCCAGATGGACGCCATCAGCGCCGCTATCCAGTACGCCCAGGTGCCATTCTGCGCACCCATTGGCCTGCCCCCAGGCGATTACCTAGCGCGTTGTTATGCGTCGTTGGGTGGAATGGTGGAATCCTATTCCACAGTAACGGACATCCGCAGGCCCCATGCCGCCGACGGCGGCCCGGCGCGGGATGCTGACGGGTTCGAGTACGTGGCCACGTTGCCGGTGGCGCCGCGGCAGATCACTGCCCGGCCGAACCTTAGCGGTGGGGCGGTCTAGCTAATGATTCTCGGTATCTGCCAGCAGCCCCGGCACCAGGCGACAGCTACACGGCCCAGCCTGTGGGACCCTACTTTCCCCGGGGAACCGGTCAAAAACGCACTGGCCAGGCAACAACAGGCTAGGTTATTGTGTGCTACCTGTCCGCTGCTGGGGGCGTGTGAACGCATGCTCTCCGACACGGAGCGCCGCGGTGTCCTCGTGGGCGGGGTGGTTGCTGGCAGGTACTCGGATATTCCTCAGCAGCACGGGAAAGAGGGGGATCTGTATCAGGAGCGGTGCCGTGCGTGTGGGAAGCAGATGCTGCCGCAGGCGGAGCCGCCGATCCAGGCTAGGGGGCGCCGCAGTAAAAAATATCCGCTCCGGCACGTGGGGGAGGGGTTGTGTGACAAATGCTATCCCGTGTGCTCTAGGTGGGCGCATGCGCGGGGTGGGGCGGCATGACGAACCACATTTTTATTTACATTGTGCACGTTTATTTGTTAGAGAGGGGAGAGGCGTATGTGGTTTAGGGGAGGCGACACGCTCACCACTCACCCGTTGATGATTCGGCTGCTTGAGGTATGCGACGGGGACCATCTGCTGAAGAACGAGGCAAAGGGTGTTCTTGTCGATCTAGTGAGCATCTCGGCGGCTCACGCTACCGATTACCTGGTGGGGTATGGTGCCGTGGCGCAAGTAGCACCGGGGCGGGAAAAAATCGTCATCGAGAACCTTTGCGCCGCAGGCCTGCTCTTCCGGGAAGAAGGCCCCGATGGCCGACCAATGCTGCGCATCGTCGACGACCCCACGCTTTTCCATATCCGGCTGAAAGAAGAGATGGAACTTGACCGGCGGCGGGCGAAAGACAAACGAAACCCTGAGCTGCTCATCGCTGTTCGTGTCAGAGACGGCGATCAATGCCGCTGGTGCGGGAAAACCGTGGACTGGCGGGACCGTCGCTCCGCCAGGAGCGCCACCTATGACTCCCTCAACGGGCATAAGGAATCTACCCCTGAGACCCTTGTTGTCGCCTGCCACGCATGCAACAGTAAGCGTGGTGCTGGAGAAGTTCTAGAGCTTCGGGACCCACCAACACCAGAAGAGGTGTACTACACCGCAACCACTATCGAATTCATCAACAATAACCAGTATGCGCAAGATAGCGGCATCCATGTGGTCTCGCGGAAGGAACGCCAAGCCCAGCGCGCCGCTCAGGAAACCCGCACCCCGGCGCGCCAGGCATCCGTTAAACGCGAGAGCAGAGAGCCCCAGGCTACCAGTGCCCCGGCGCCAACTACACCGCCGCCAGCAGACGTTGTCGATGGGTTCAGCGACCCCCTCGACGACGCCCCAGACTGGGTGCGCGAAGGACACATAGAAACGCCCCCTACCGACACAGCGGACTCATCGCCTGCGCAGACGGAAGTAACGCCGCCCCAGCGGACACAAGAGTCTACGCAACACCTAGAAGAAGAAACGGCAGCCATGAGCTGTCCAGACGCCGCGCCGGGTAGCATGCAGGATGGGCCGCCAACAACTACGCAACAAACCATAGGTGCGGTGACTAGCCTTGGCCATGGGCGCCGTCGGGGCCGCCGCCGTAACCACCACCGCCGCGGAGGCCGCCAACGGGAATAACTACGGGCAATCCCCGAACTTATACCCCTCTAGCCGCTACAGGCTTGCCGTAGCGGCAATTACCCATGCCTGAAAGCACTTGCCCTTGAGCCGCCCACTGCGGCGTTAAAACCCGCCGTGAACAGCCAAAACGGGGCATTGGTGCCTCTCATGCGGGTGGGGTAGCCGTTGGTGTAGACCGCGGACAGAGGCACCCCGGCGGCTGCTACTCCTTGTGTATACGTCTTGGCGCCTTGCTGTCGCCCTCCCCAGGTGCCGCCTGGGGATTTTTCTTTGCCTATGTTCATAACGATTTGCGCATATCTAGATCGGATCTAGATCAGGCCTAGGACGGTGGGGTGTCGTTTCTGGTCTCGTCGGGTCGGGTCGGGCCGGGGAGGCCGCCGCTAGGCGGCAGCCCAGGTAAGATGCTTCTTTAAGAGAGAAGGGAAACCTGGTGGACGATTACCTTTTACATGAGTTAGGGAAAGCTCTTTACACACTGGAGAGTGAGGGGGGAGCGATGGCTGATCTCCTTACCTTCCGCAGGGGTAGTGGTGGTGATACTCTGGTTGGCCGGTCGGCTTGCGCTTCGAGGCCGCCGGTAAATTTGTCCATGCTGGATTTGAAGATGCGTACGGAAAATCTCCTGGAGTTTTGGGCGGGGCAGATCGCTGTGGCATCCGGCGCCGGCGCCCCTCAGGAACACAGTGTCCCTGTGTTGGCTCGGTGGCTGCAGCAGCAGCTGTGGGTGTTTGATGGCGCGCCGTGGGGTGCTATGGCTGCTGAGGAGATTGTGGCGCAGTCGCGCCTGGTGTCTGAGGTGGTGGCCGACTCTGGCGCTGATGAGTGTGAGGAGACGCCGCCGGAGTGGGCGTCGTGCCGTGTGGTTGCCTCGTGGCTGGCCCGTCGTGGGTATCGGGTGAGTCATATGCGGGTGTGGCGATGGGCCCAGGCTGGTCTGGTGCAGACAGCAGCCGGTGATGGTGGGATGCTGGTGTGTTACGCCGATGCCGAGCGTGCTTGCGCTGACACCACCTCTGGCGTTGGTGTTGCGGTGTTACACCCCATGGTGTAAGCTAACGCTCGTAACCCCTGGGTCCAAGGCTCAAGGGGTTTCGTCGTATCCGCAGCAGCTCCCCACTATGTGGGGATGTCCCGTTTTGGTATTGGGGCCGGGGTTTGGCTTTCCGCGGCCTGTCGGGGGCTTCTTTTCCTTTTTCTTCACTACCCGACACCAGGCCCATTGCTGCGGATACGGCACCAATATATACTTTCAACCTTTTCAAAGTGCGAAGGTGGTGGTCATGGCGCGCGCAGGGACTATCTGCTGTGAACCTGGGTGCCCGAAACCCGCTGTTTACCGGGGCCGGTGCCGCAATCACGCCCAAGACTGCGAGCGGCACCAGCGCGCTACCGTGGCCACCAAACGCGACGAGCCCAGCAGCCGGGAGGCTAGGCGCCAGACTGTTGCCGCCTGGCGCGCCGCCCATGGTGATGTGTGCCCCGGCTATCGCCGCCCGCCGCACCCGGCGCGGGACCTCACCGCCCAGCCCCCGCACGCACTCGCCGGCGG